GTGAACAAGGATTTAGTGGAAATGGACAAGGACAACAACAGGGAACTACTCAGCAAGCTGAAGCCGCTGGTGGGCAACAACCGCCAATGGGACCACTTCAGTAAGTATTTAGATAACATGGTAAACCAGCATCATAAAGTGCTAGAACAATCTGAGAATATGGTAACGGTACATAAAGCACAGGGTGCTATAGATGTACTGCGTAGGATTAAACGATTACGTGAGGACGTAGCTAACGCTGAAGGATAAAACTATGAACAACATGGCAAAACAAATGGAAATGTTTGAGACTGGCGGTCTTATGGATGAGGGCGGCACTGTTGATCCTGTATCTGGTAATGATGTACCACCGGGTTCTACTCAAGAAGAAGTTCGTGATGATATTCCTGCTCAGTTGAGTGAGGGTGAATTTGTTTTTCCTGCAGATGTAGTTCGTTTTATTGGTCTTGAAAAGTTGATGAAAATACGCCAACGAGCAAAAGCTGGCTTACAGCGTATGGAAGATATGGGTCAGATGGGTAATAGTGAAGAAGCCATTATGCCAGATGATTTACCTTTCTCTATTGAAGACCTTGACATGGAAGATGATGGATTAGAAATGGCGCAGGGCGGTGTAGTACAAGCAGCTAATGGTACATTCGTACAGCCTACACCTACTAACCCTAATGCTGGTGTATTCTACAATCCTGCTGCACAAGCAACTACAGGCGTAGCTGCTGCTCCTATGCAAGCAGCATCAGCAGGTGCAGCACCTAATATTGGTCAGGCTGCTACACCAGTTCAAGCAGCATCGGCAGGTCAGCCGACTATGTTTACTAATTATCAATTGCCTCAAGCACCTGTACCAGTAATGACACCACCAGATCAACTACCTAAATTTTTAGGGGAAGTTGCACCGGGAGTAGGCGGTATAGATTACACGGAAGAAACATATGTAAACGAAGCTGGTCAGACTATTAAGTTTAGGCGTTATAATGATGGCAGCTTAAAAGATTCTAGTGGTAATGAAGCAGTCATACCTGAAGGATATGTAATTAAATCTGAAGCAGATAAAAAAGTTACTACTGATCCAACAAAGGTTAAGACTGCTACTGTGCAGGATGATGGTGATGGCGGTGGAAATCAAGAAGGTGATGGTACAGGTACTGGTGCTTCTATAGCTTGGGGTGGTACAACGGAAGGTGCTAAAAAAGGATTAAAAGTAGGTAGTACAAAAGTAGGCATTTCTTATTTTAATGTTGGTTCTTTAGGTGCTAAAGGTGCGCTTGGTTTTGTTGGGGGTAGATTTACAGGTCAAGAAGTTCCAGAAGGTGTAGATGTTGGAATGAGTGTTGGCGGTGTTACAACTACAATAAATGCTAATGCCTATAATACAGCTAAAAAAGCAGGATTTATGGGAGCATTTTCTGATGGTTTGTTAGCAGATGCAAATTTAAATGCTCAAAATATTAGTAAAGTTGCAGATGTATATAATTTAAATATAGATATGAATAGTCCAAAAACTGTAGAAAATTTTTATGCTGAAGCAGCTAAAACAGATAGAGGTGTCACAAATTTAGCAAATAGATTTGATATAGATGTAGCAACTATAGATAAAAATTTCTTTGGGGGTTTAAGCCATAGTGATGCTGTAAATAAAGCCGTAGCAGAGGCTAATAAAAGAGGAGAAAGCCAATTTGGTAAAGGTAATTTTGAAAAAGTCACTAAAGAAGATATAGCAGCAGCACAAAGAGCCTTTACTAATGATGACGTTTTCGGAACTGATGGACAAGGCGTAGCTAGTGACCCAAGTGGTAAAGTATCAGGTGGCGCATCACAAGCAGCAGTTGATGCAGCGAGAGCCGCACCAGACTATGGTGGTAGACCCGGAGGAGTGCAAAGTGATGGAAGCTACAATGACGCAGGTTTTCAAGGTGACGGTCAAGACGATAATCCCGGCGGCGGCACCGCTGGTTCTGACCCCGGCGGCGGCGCACAAGGTGGCGGCTACGGCGGCGGCACTGACTGTTTAACCGAAGACATGAAAGTAAAACTCAACGGTGTAATTGATTTTGTTACTAACATCAAAGTTGGTGACATGATTGATAGCTACAGGGTCAAGGAAGTTCTACACAAGCATATGCGTAATGGTTACTATGCAATCAATAACGAACTCAAGATTAGTAATGACCACCCTGTATTAGCAAATGGCACATGGACACGTCCAGAAGATTTGTCAGTAGGTGATACCATTAACGGTATTCCTGTAGTATCACTTGAGTATGTAGAACAGTTAACACCAACAGTATCTATTGTTATTGATGGTGAAAGTTTTGATGTACACACAGAAAACAATATCTACACAGTACATGGTAGGTATAAGGAAGTACGTCAAAAGGCTGCGTAAGAGGCTTAAATCTTACAATCAGTTGGCTACTCACTCCCCACACCCGGCAGTGTGGCTACGGTGGCCCCAACAAAGGAATATACAATGAACGAAACACTATTAGCAGAAGACATGAAGACTACGCCTAAAACGGCATTTGTAAATAAACCATACACCCAAGAAGAACGTGTTAAGCGTGACGAAGAAGAACTAGAACAGCTAATGAAAGAACAAAAGGGTGAGGCAGAGGTTGAACCCGAAGAGGCTGAACCTACTAGCGCAGAAGAAAAAACATTTAAGAAGCGTTACTCTGACCTACGCCGACATCAGCAAAAACAAGCTGAAGAGTTTAAAGCTGAACTAGCGGCAATGAAAAGCCAGCTAGAAAAAGCTACCAAGAAAGAAATGAAGCTACCCAAGTCTGATGAAGACATTGAACAGTGGGCAGCAGACTATCCAGATGTAGCAGCTATAGTAGAAACAATTGCTATGAAGAAAGCAGCAGAGCAATCTACTGCACTAGAAGAACGCATGAAAGCAATTGATGAAATGCAAACTTCTGTAACTAAAGAAAAAGCTGAAGCAGCATTGATGCAGTTACATCCTGACTTTGATGAGATTAGAGACAGCGATGAGTTCCACGAGTGGGCAGACGAACAGCCTAAGTGGGTACAGGATGCACTCTACGACAATGACAATGATGCTAGGTCTGCTGCACGTGCAATTGATTTGTACAAAGCTGACAAAGGTATTGCAGCATCTAAGAAGTCTAAGTCTAATAAAGATGCAGCTAAGTCTGTCACAGCTAAGAACGCACGTAGCAAACCACAGGAAGATGATACATCTAACTACCTACGTGAATCCCAAGTAGACAAAATGTCTGCACAGGAGTATGAAAAAAATTCAGATGAAATTATGGAAGCTATTCGTAGCGGTAAGTTCATCTATGATTTATCTGGTTCTGCTAGATAAAAAAGAGTTGACAAATGGTTATTTATAAGTATAACTATAGTCATGTGTAAGGTAAGCAGGTTAGCTACTTGCTTACTATACCAATCCGCAAACGACAAAAATCTTTAAGATTACCTGAATAACATGGCCTACTGAGTATATTAGTTGCAACTCTTATACAAAGTACACCCTACGTTAGACAGCCTCTGCCAAGAATTGTACTGTTTGCATCTGTAACAATCCAATAATAGGAGATGGATTATGGCTTTTCCAAGAGCAGCGGGTTATAACAACTTGCCTAACGGCAATTTTAGCCCGGTAATTTACTCCAAACAGGTGCAGCTTGCATTCCGCAAGGCCGCTGTTTGTGACGCGATTACGAATAATGACTACTTTGGGGAAATCGCAAACTTTGGTGATTCAGTTAAAATCATCAAGGAGCCAGAGATTACCGTCAAAGCATACGAAAGGGGTACGACTATTACTCCGCAAGACCTTGATGATGAGGACTTCACACTTACCGTTGACAAAGCTAACTACTTTGCTTTTAAAGTTGACGATATTGAAGAAGCCCATTCTCATGTGAACTTCCAATCGCTATCCAGCAATCGCGCTGCATATCGTTTGGCTGACCAGTTTGACCAAGACGTTCTTGGTTACTTGTCAGGATACAAGCAAACTGCGCTTAACACTCGCGCAACTACCGTCAACAATGTTGTTAATGGTACTAAATCAGTTTCGACTGCTGGAACAGACGAACTCCTTGCTTCAATGAAGCTAGACGGTTCTGACTTCAACGGTGGTGGTGCTGGTAATACCATTATCATTCAGGCTCGTGGTTCTGCTGCTGCTCCAACTGCAGCCGCTACTGCTAACCCGTTGACAGTGATTGCACGTATGGGCCGTCAGCTTGACCTTCAGAATGTAGATACTACAGGACGTTGGTTGGTTGTAGACCCAGTTTTCGTTGAGGTTCTCAAAGACGAAGACTCACGTTTGTTTGACGCCGATTACGGTGGAGCAGGGCTTCAGAATGGTTTGATTTTGAATAACCTACATGGCTTTAAAGTCTATGTATCTAACAACTTGCCAAATGGCGGCACTGGTCCTTCAGCGACTGGTACTCAAGCCAATAACTTTGGTATCATTGTTGGTGGTCATTCTTCAGCGGTTGCTACTGCTGACCAAATCAACAAGACTGAGACCTACCGCGACCCGGACAGCTTTGCAGATATTGTCCGTGGTATGCATTTGTATGGCAGAAAGATTCTCCGTCCAGAGGCTCTTATCAACGCCAAATACTGTCTAGCATAGGGGGATTGAAAAATGGCACTAGGTGATAACACTCTCCAAACAGCACGTGGCAACTCGCAGCGTGGTCGCAATCCTTACATGGTTCAGATGGAATTGAACTTGGCAACAGCTTTGTCAGACAAAGGTTCTGCACTTGCAGCATCTGATGTTATTCCTGTAATTGCTGTCCCTAAAGGGATAATGGTAATGAATGCAGGTATTGAAGTTGTTACTGCTTCCGATGGTTCTACATTTACTGTAGACGTTGGTATGATAGACGCTGATGTATTTGTTGATGGTTTTGATGCTACGTCAGCCGCTGGCGTACTGTCGCAAAACCCTGCAGCTTATCAGCCAGTGATGGCTGTTGCTGCTGATAACATTGACGTTACTATTGCTACCCTTTCAGGTGGCGCAGTGACTACAGGTCTGTTCCGTGTCTGGGCTGTCCTTATGGATTGCACTGACGAAGGTGACTTGACTGCTCAAGAAGTAGCACGAGATGTTGCTTAAAGACTAACGTGGGGGGCAGGGCAACTTGCCCCTCATACCTCTGATTACATATATAAGGATGCGGAATGGCATACGATTATTTAGATATTACTAATGAAGTTATTGCCCGAATGAATGAGGTATCCTTAACTGCTGCTAATTTTGCAACAGCTAGAGGTTTTCAAATACAGTGTAAGAACGCTGTAAATGATGCTATTAATTATATTAACCAGCGAGAGTTTGGCTGGCCTTTTACACATTTAACAAACACACAGACTTTGGTAGCAGGACAAACAAGATATAGTATTCCTGCAACAAGCCAGTCTGTAGACTATGATACCTTTCGTATTAGCAGGGATTCTACCCTAGCTGTAGCTGGTACTACATTACAAATCTTAGACTATAAAGAATATACACAAAAGTATATTGCACAAGAAACTACGACTGATGTAGGTAGTGTGCCTAAGTTTGTATTTAGAACACCAGATAATAACTATGGTTTATATCCATATCCTGATAAAGCATACGAATTAAAGTTTGAACACTTTATTAAACCTGTTGCTCTAGCAGCATCAACAGATGTACCAACAGTACCAGAACAATTTAGACAAGTTATAGTAGATGGTGCTACTGCATATGCCTACCAGTACCGTGGTGAAGCACAGCAGTATGGCATTAACTTTGCACGATTTGAAGATGGTATTAAACAAATGCAAACTCTTTTAATAAATAGAGCAGATTATGTACGGTCTACCTATATCCCTCGTTCACAAGGATATGGCATTAACGCAGGATTTTAAATAATGGCTGATGAATCTGGCCTCAATCCGTTTGTATTTGCGTGTCAGGGT